TAGTTTGTTGCTAGTGTTTGCTTTTGTGAAGCAGCTACACTGTTCAACGCACTTCCTGCAGTAATTGCCATAATTTTTAAATTTTAAATTGTTATTTATTGTTTTTAATTTTAAACTTAAAATCAGAAGAATTATCACCTAATACTCTTACTTTAACTCCTCCAGCTTCAATTTGCCCATGACTTTGCCTTGGGTTCATATTAACATTTTTAGATTTAGCAACACTATCTTTCATAGCATCTGCTTTACCTTGTTCGTAAAAGTGTTTTGCAATAGCATCAGCATTCATCGCTGTATATAAAGATTTATGATAACCCCTAGCATCTTCCATTTGATTTTTTTTGTTCAAAAACTTTTTGACAAAATTATTAATGTCGCTTTGAGCTTCTTTAACCTCGTTAACATTGTTTACTTTAAACCTATACTTTTTGTCCCCGACGTTATATTCAAAACCTTTGAACTTGTCGTTAAAAACATTATCTGTTTTTTTAACAAAAGTAGATTTAGCTTGATCTGCTACCTTTTGATTCTCTTCAGATTCTTTGTTGTACCTATTAAAGAAATCCCAAGCTTTTTGTTGTTCAGGTGTAAGCTTTGAACCAGCTTTGATATCTTCATAGTATTTAGACTTTTGCCCGTCTAGGTGGCTTTTAGCGCTGGCAACTTGCTCTTTTAACGCTAATTTTTTTCTACGTATCTCTTTTTCATCATCGACTTCTTCGTCGTAAGAGAACTGATCTTCCATAAGGAAGTTAATTTCTTCTAAGTTTAAATGAGGTTTTGTTTGCTTGTAGTATTCAAATAATAAATCTTGATTTTCTAATTTACTATAATCTTGATTAAGCTTTACATAGTCATTTAAATCTCCACCAGTTTCCTCCATAAAGTCTATTAGCTTTTGGATATTTTCTGGTAACTCTTTTCCAGTTGCTTTAGCTTCAGCTACAGCTTCTTCAACTTGCTCTTCTAGTTCTTCAACTTTTTCTTCAACATCTTCATCTGTTATTTCTTCTAAAACAGGTGTTTCATCATTTTCTTCTGTAGACTGTTCAACAACCTCTTCTTTATCAGTCGTTTCTTTAATAACCTCTTCTTGAACTTCCTCGGTTTCTGCGTTATCAATTGGTTGTTCATCTTCTATTTTTTCTTTAGGTGGGTTACTTAAATCTACTTTTATAACGCTGTCATCTTCAGCGCTTTCAAATTTACTCTTATCAACTTTTACCACGTTTTCATCGCCTGGATCTTGTTGATTTCCTACTTGTGTAGTTTCTTCAACTACGTTTTCTACATTTTCTTCCATAATATAATATAATAATAATTAATAAATAGTTTATCTAGGCTCAAAATTACCTAAGCCAAAATCACCGGTTAACACATCGTTACCTTTTGATTCAAAATCTTTAGGTGGTGCACCAGTTTTTCTTTGGTCAATTAATTGACTCTGTTGAGTAGCTTGTATTCTAGTTCTTTGATCTTTACGATCTTCTTTCATGCTACCTTCTTGTTGCATAGCTTGTTTATCTAAATCTCTAAGCTTTAAGTTTAATTCAAACTCATGATTCATTAACTGCATTTTAACTTGAGCTTCTTTTTCTAAGCTAGCGCCTTTAAGTTGAGCTTTAGCATTTTCTAATTCAATTTGGCTTTGAGTTAGTTGTTGTTGTTTTTGAACTTCAGCTTGTGCTATTTGCGTTTGAGCCTGAGCGTTTGACTGAGCTTGTGCTTCAGCTAATTGTTGTTTTGCTAACTGATCTCTTTCAAACTTTTTCTTTCTTCTAATTTTTAATACTTGATTTGCTAGTTTAACATTTCTAATATCTCTAATATCTATAGCATCTTCTAAGTCTATACTTTCTCTAGATAAAGCTACTTGTATATTATTTTCTAACAATTGTTTTTCTTCATCATCTGGTGCTAATTCTAAAAATATACCAAAATCATACAAATGTAAATTAGCCATCTCTTCTAGTGTAGCTACATTGTGAACACCTATAGCTTGTATAAACGCGTCTCTTGTTGGAGAATATTCTATAATATCAGATATTCTAAGTGATAAACACTCTGCTGTTTCAGCAGTTAAAAATAAACCAGCTTGTAATATATGTCTTGTTGCTGTGTTACTATTTGCAGCTGCTAGTTTTTGTACACCTACTAAAGAATTAGCGTCTGGAGTAGAACCATCTCTAGCTTCGTTTAATCCGGTTACATCTCTTATCATTTGTAGATAATAGTTGTAATTAGCTATAAGCGCCTGCATTTTATTACCAGCACCTCTACCGTTTGATATTTCTTGAATAGGTACTTTGCCAGGGTTTGGATCACCTTCAGAAGTAAAGCTTCTACCTATAATACTACCAGTTTGAAAAAACATGTTTAATGCTTCTTGTGGATTATAATTAGTACCATTGCCTAAATCAATTTCAGCTAACCCATCAGCGTCTAAATAAACACCATCTGGTGTCATTCTTGACATAACTTGCTGTAGCTTCAAATGTGTTAATTGAATCATATCTGCAAAACCAGTAATTCTTTTTACTAAAGAATCTATTTGGCCATTATACATCCTAGGTGCAACAATAGCATAATTCATTTTTACTTTTGTGTAATCACTTTTAGGGCGCATCATATTTGAAGCCATCTCCCATCGCAACAACTTATTAGTACCTAGTATTACAGCTCCATCGTAAAGAACTTCTATAGATCTTAATAACCTAGAGTATCCACCTTCTTTATCTTGTGGTGGATTAAACGTATCATCTTTGGGTAATATTTTTTCAGCACCAGTACCAGTTTCTTTTACCTTGTAAACCTCGTTCATATAAGTTTTATAGTTAAAATATAAAACTTGTATTTTGTTATTATCTTCATCATCTAAAGCGTGGCTATCATTTATACCGTGGTATTTTCCAGCTTGGCTTTTTATTTCTTCTAAATCTTTATTATCTAAATAAGGAAATTGCTTTACCAATTCGTTTATTGGAATAGACTTTACTTCTCCAGCATAGTAAATATCATCAAAATAAGGAGAGTCAGTATAAGAATAAACTATATTAGCAGGATCAACATAATCTATAACAACGCCTTCTGAAGTATTAAAAGAAGTTTTAACAGCTCCAATACCGCAAACTGTAAGATCGTAATAAAATCTTTTTCTTATTAAATCATATTTATTACCTTCCATTAAAGTATTTATAGCTTGCTCTTCTGCTATCTCAGCAGCTTGTTTATATGTCAACTGCATATGTAACTCTAATTCTTCCTCTGTATCAGGTAAAGTATCTTTATCGTTTTCGTATAAATCAATATTCATAGTTTGAGCAGCAACGTCATTAAACTCTCTACTACGCATATCTCTTAATAAAGACTCCATGTACTCAGTTCTTTTGTATATGCCATACGGATCTTGAGAAAAAGCTTTTACATCATAAGCTCTTTCTGACATACCGTTTACAACTATGTCAACAAATTTAGATATAATTGGAACTGGCTTCCAGTCTAAATTAAGATAGGACAAATCGCCATTAATTGACAACTCATCCTTATACTTTTGAATAGATTGTTCGCCTCTTGCGTACAATCTTAAATTATGAAAATTATTTTTATACGTTCTGAATCTATTACTTTGTCTATCATTTTGAAACCACTCTGATTCTATAGCTTTAGCAACTTTCAAACCATAATCATAACTTAACTTTTCAGCGTCGCTAACAACTTGGCTAGGAAAATTTCTATTTCTTCTTGTGTGCGCCATATTATTCTTTAATTAATTTAGACATATTGCCATTGTTTTGATATTTAGCAATATTTATATTTAGTTTTGGTTTTTCTATTTTAGGATTTGGTCTATACAAATGTCTGTTGTTTGCCATTATAGCTAAACCAGAGCTTATTGAAGCATCAAACTTTGTTCTTTTATTTATATCAAACTTACTCCAATCATTTAGTAAATCATTAAAATACAAATCACCAAATGTACCATCTTGTTTCATGCCTACGTGATCTTGAATATACATCTCAATTGCAGCGGCATGAGCTTGTTTTATATCTTCACTAGAGTTAGGTATACCGCCAACTTCTTTTTCTGCTACAGATAATTTGTTCCATATCTTATCTGGTCTATTCATACTAAAACCTCTGTAACCTCTACGTCTTAAATAATATAGTAGTCGAGGTTTATTATTCTCTGCAAGTATTGGCATACCATAAAACACTAATGCCATTAAAACATCTTCAAAAAATATTTCAGCTGTAGGTGGTCTTGATAAGTATTCTAAAAAAAAGCTATTCGCAGGAGCGTCCTCCATACTAAACC